CACTAATAATTGCGTGATCTGCGCGAGAATAGACGCGATCATGTCCTTAACTATGTCTTTGACCGAATCGCCGAAGTTATCCCATCCATCCAAACCATCCCGAAAGAAGGTTTGCATCGAGTCGAAAATCTTACGGTTTGCATCTTCCCATGCGTCAGAAACTATTGATGTTTTCTCGCCTAAGCCTTCGTACTCTAAGCCTAGTTTAGATGCCATCTTCTCTGCTAACTCGCCAGAAATAACACCATCTTTTAATGCTTGATTAAATAGCTCCTGGTTTTGTTGAGTGTTGTATAACTCCGCGCTTGCTTCATTTAATGAGTTGCCAAAATTCTCAATAACGCCTCTACTGTTAGCGTTTCTGTATTGCTCAAAAGTCTGTGTAGACACTTTAAGAAATTTAATTTGTGACTTCGTTGCTTCGTCAATTTCGCCTGTATATTGAGTCAGTATCTCTTTGCTTTTCTTGTATTCTTCCCAGCTTAGTTTTGTGGCTGTAACGCCTTTAGATAGTGAATCTCTGGTTTTATTAACTTGTGTTATTAAGTGCTTTTTAGTGTCAACTAAAACACTCGCCCGTTCATCTAATTCTGCAAGCCTGTCATCAAACTGACCGAAGGTTATTAGGTTAAGTCTTAAGTCGGAATTAAGCCCCTCGTACTGTTTGCGTAACGCCTCAATGCTTTGATCTACACTAGCCATGCTCACAGCGTTCATGCTGTCAGCTAGCTCATTGTTCCCGCTCTTTAGTAGATCAAGCTCTGCGCGTAAATCAGACGTAGACTTTTCTGTCTCTTTAAAGTGGAAAGCCAAACCAACCAAAGACCCTACAGCTAAAGCAATACCAACCGGGCCAGTTAAAAACATAAGCCCAGCCTTTAACGCGCTAATCGCTACGGTGAGCGTACCTGTGGCAACACTCGCAACCGTTAACCCTCCACCCATAGCCACAGCGCTTGCTGAAATAGCCGCAAACATAGGAGGTGCGAAAGTTAATAGTTTTAGTGTTGTATAGAAAGCCAAAACCGCAGGAGTCGCAATTTTAAAAGCCTCAATTACTGCGCTAATCGCTTTGGGTAGGTACTCGCGGGTTAAATCAGCCGCCCTAGCTATTTCGTCTGAGTATTGCAGGATGGATTGAGTAGCCGCACCTGAGAAGGATTTAGTAAGTGTATCTATTGCATCATTGGCCGCAGCAGCAGAATCCACTTGCTCTTGTGAGAGCGTCATGTTCAAGTCTCTAGCCTTAACTAGATATTCTTCAATGCCTCCCGCGCCGTTTTGCATAACGGTTAGAAGCTGTTCGCCAGAACGCCCCATTATGTCCATCGCTGTCTGCGTTCTAATTGCAGGATCTTCTACGCGAGAGATTGCCTCGGACAGCACCTTAAACTTGTCATCAGTGCCTAATGCCTGAAACGCCTTAACGCTAATCCCTAGCTTATCAAAAGCCCGAACCTGAGTAGAGAGTCCATCCCCTGCCTCTTGTGACGACTTGTTAATCTTTCTTAACGCGCCCTCAAAGTCTTTCATTGCTACGTCATTCTGTGATAACGCATAACGCATTTCACTCAGAAAGCCAGCACTCGCGCCAGTCCTTATGCCTAACTTTTGGATAGCGTCAGCAGAGTTAATGGCAGATTTAGCCATTGCGCCGATACCACCCGCAACCGCAACACCCGCAAGAGCGCCCACAGTACGCATAGCATTGCTGACACCCTTAAAAGCTCGGTTTAGACTCTTATTGAGTTTGTTGCCCTCAACAGCAGCCTTATCCATTGATGCCTTGAATTTTGCGATATTCGCAGAGACATCAATCTCAATACTTGAAGCCATTATTTGCCTTTAATTTGTGCGTTGTGTTTTGCAAAATGCAAGGTCATATCCGCAATAGCGAAATCTGCATCCTCTTGCTCTTCTTGGTATTCAGGGATTAAATCCCTAGCATCTAGCTTGCCGCCTAAACCATTTACAGCCGTTGCGTTTAGCTGTGCTAGTAAATTCCTAATCTGTAGCAATAGGGGTGGCTGTTTTTCCCACGCCACACCCCACCGCATAAGCTCATAGTCGCTTATTGAATCTAGAGGTTGGCTAGTAACCTCTGCGACCAGATGCCTTAGTCTTGTTTCTGGTCGCTCTTGGAGTTTTTTGCGTACTTATCCGCTAATTCTCCAATCTTAGTAAAGTCGTTTAAGCCGTTAGCAACAATTAAAACCGCCGTCATATCAACACCATTTAGGCGTTCTTTAATCAGCTTTACTTGTTGAGGCTTAAAGACATGATTACCCTCAGAGTCAACTAAGCACATCTGAATCATGCGTGAATTTTCGTCACCATCAGAAGCCGAAGAATGCAAAGTCATACACTCATCAAAGGAAAGCTCTTTAACAAAGAACTCCCCCTCGATTAAGTCGCCTTTCTTGTTCTTGCGAACTTTAATATCGACTAATTCCATGATTAAGACTCAGCCGTTGCGCCATGAGCTACAGTTACCGCGCCGGTTACTCGAAGGTTTAATGTACCCTCTTGCTTGCCACCAACTGAACCAGTAATCGCGATGCTTGAAACGTCAGCCGTAAATACAAAAGTAGTTACAGTGCTTACGCCGTTCTCAACCATCTCAACCTTGAATTGACCGCTTGTTGAACTATTCTCCAATGCAAGCAAAGCCTGGTGAACTGTATCTACGCCGCTAAAGTTAAAAGGAAACGAGACAGAACCGAAATCCGCAATGTCTAGCTCATATTCCTTAGCCACGCTTGATAGGTCTGTCATGTCAATTTCTGCGCGTGAAGCCTCTGGCTTTTGAACCTGAGTCGCGCCTGCCACTAGCGTATAAGTCGTGCCAGTGTCGCTTGAATAAAATAATTTACAGTTATGTGCCTTAGTACCAGCCATTTTTAAATCCTCAATAAAAAAGGCCGCAATAAGCGACCATAAAAAAAGCCGCCAATCGGCAGCTCGGTTAAAAGAAAAGTGTGTTTTGTTTATCTAGGGCTATCGAACCAGATTGTGAAATCTATCGCATAGCCAAATACGTCCGAGTCTGAATCTCTACCCAAACTGCGCTCGTAAATTCTTACTACATTTAAGGTTTGCGCCCCTAGCGAGCCGTACTCACAAAGACGCATTGCATCAGTCGGGCTATCTGCCCAAACTGTCAATTGAACCAACCGCTCACCCTCAAAGCCATGCCCTGTGGTGTCTTGCGTTCCATTAGCGTTAATTAGTTGATATGTGGCAAAAGGTGTAGCCCCATCAGGCTTGAACTCTAAAGCCAAAGCCGTAACGCCTGAGCTAAAGTCACCGTTAGCCATTACCGCCGCATAAAACTCAGTGTCCCAACTCATTTGCGCAGCCTCGCTATCTTGCGTTCATAGAACGCGATCTTTTTAGCCAGAATCATTTTAAAATGCTCTACCGCTTCTTTTTGCTTGCGCTCATAAGCCGGACGCATAAAAGGCTGCGCTGGTTGCTTAACCGTTCCATTCTCGATCATGTGAGCATAGTGCGCTTTCGCCTTCTTGCCCCTGCGGTTTATCGTTACCTTGTACATCGCCACCCATTTAGAATGACTCCGCACCTTCTTAGTCACGATTGACCGCGAAAGATTGCCTGTTTTCTTAGGTGCAAGCTCTGTCGCTTCCATCTGAATTAACTTAGTCGCCGCCCTAGTCGTAGACTGTAAAGCCTTGTTTCTAAAGTCTTCGGGTAATGCTTTTAGCTCTTTGTTGAGCTTGTCTAATCCCTCAATCTTAAAACTGGCATCCATTAGTTAGCCCGATAAGTTGAGTTTAAAATTAGGTATTGTCTGCGCCCTGTTGGGTCAATGGCTGATTCAATATCAAACACCCTTGAGCCGAACAAAACGCGATTTATATTGTCTAAGTCCGTTCTATAACGAACCTTTATTTTTACATTCTGTTTGCTTAAATCTCGACCTGTCTCGTCCTCTTTGCCATCCGAGTATTTGATCGAAGCCCAAACAGTATCTAACTCTGAATAACTGCCCACTTTAGAGTAATCACCGTTAGTCGTTGCCGCATAACTAAGCGTCTGTAGCTCTACTTTGTGGCGTAATTCTCCCGCGCTCATAACTTAACTATTCTGTGTGGCGCACAAAGCCGCTCAACCATCCCGCGATCATGCAAAGTCATAACCGTTTCATTCTCTCTAAACTCGTACAACGTAGCCGCATCAACTAAAACCGCAGCCTTTAAAAGCGTAGGCAATGAATTAACATCGTAGCCACTGGTGTAAGCGACCGTAACCGCCGCATCTACCGCTTGCGTAGTCGGGTATGACTGTCCATTAGCTAGAGTTAAGTAAGGTCTAGCCTTGTGAACTTTAAGCGCATACACCGCACTAGAGAGCGTCTGAGAGTCACCGTTATCATCAAGATAACTAACCGTAATCGAGGCAGGCGAATCACCTACCAACTCCATCACACCAAACGAATCAAAATAAGCCGTTCTAGCCACGCGAGACAATCTATGCCCTGTGTATTGCTCGACATATTCAATCGATGCCGCTAAATAAATGCCTAGCTCTGTATCTTCATCAGTGCCAGTTATTCTTAGTTGACTCTTTAGCTGGGTTAGCGTTACGGACATTACTTAGCCTTCTTGGTTGCTTTCTTTGCTGTCTTTTCTGTATGTCTTTCAGCTAAACCAGCCGCAATAAATCTATCTTCTTCGGCCTTGCTGAATTTGTCGGTTGTCTCACCTGGAGAAACCGCGAACTTATCCGAAGCTACTGCTGTTAACATTTTAATCATGTTTAATCCCTCAATAAAAAAGGGGCGACCCGAAAGCCGCCCCAATCATTATGCTAATTAACTAGCCGCTTGCTTCGCGTATACGATCTTGTTGCTGTCCGTAACCTTGCCGTCACATCGGCCAAAGGCTCTGAAGCCAACTTGACCAGTCACAGCATACAACTCATTCAATCGCTGAATGGTGCGCCCTGTGCGGTCTGCAATCGTGTAGCCAGACAAGTCACCAAACACAACAGACTTGAGGCCAGCAGTAGCCGCAGGCATAGCCGTACTTGAGTAAATTGGGCGACCCAACAAAGTATCAGGAGCGCCAGCAACTAAACCTGTCTGCCACAAATACTGATTGTCGCCGTCTTTTAGCTTACGAATCATCTTAAGAGTTGAATCGTTAACCATCCAAACCGCATTTGCGCGATAAGGACGAGTCAAACCATGCTGAGTATCAATCAACTCATCAGCCGTAATTGCAGCAGTACCCGCGAAGGTAATGCCAGAATCAGTAGCGCCGCCGACAATGCCGGTAGGTTTAGCCGAGCCATCACCGTTAACAAAAGCCGACTCTTCTGCAACAGCAAAACGAGAGCCGAAGTTTTCCGCAAGGTATGAGCTAATATCAAAGAACGAATCAGCCATAAGCTCTTCAGAAACTTTAACCAATGTGCTTAACTTGTAAGCGTTCAATACTACTTGACCAAATGCCGCATCAGACTCGGCAGTTGTCGCCTCTTCTGCCGCCCAAGCCGCCGTGCCTAAAGTAGACTCAATGGGGATATTCCTATCACTTGCAGTTGTAATTACATTGCACCATTGACGCAATGGGTTAACGTCTTGAATCTTAGCAACAAGCATAGTCTCAAACTCTTCTGGCACGATGTAACCGCCTTCTGAATTAGTGCCAACCTGTAGAGCGTTGCGTACTTCTGGTGTAATTTGACCGTTACGCGCCCAGCCGTTAAACACTTCTTTGTACTCTTTGCTAGACTGTACTGACTTAGCAGAACCATCGACAGATGCCTTAGCCGACTCGCCGCGCACAATGTCTAGATCCGCGCTTAACTTTTCTTGGTTTGCAATACGGTCTGCGCGTTCCTTAAGGGCAACAACATCAGACTCCATCTTGTTATAAGTTTCTTTTTCCGTATCGTTTAGATCACGGTTGCTTGTTTCGGCTGTATCCAACATGGCTTGCATGTCGTTAACTACCTTTGCGCGTTGCGCTAAAATTTCATTCGCTTTCATTTTGTAAATCCTCTTTCTGTAGACATAAAAAAAGCACCCCGAAAGGTGCTTGTTATTTGATTAACGTCTGCTAATCGTTAGGCATCTGCCAATAATTTCAATTTGCGCTTCTGTATATTCAAAAACGCCTTATCTGTTTCTTGCTCAATTTCAGGAGCTTTATTCATCCAAGGTTTATCCAGTTTATTCATTGGTTGCGCTTTTTCATCAGTCTTGGCCGTTGCAAAACCATTAGCAATTGCCTCTTCTGCGCTAAACCAAGTTTCATCGCTCATCATGTTTTCAATCTGCGATTTATCCAAGTTGGACTTGCTTTTATATGTGGTAACAATTGAGTCTCTAATTTTGTCTAGCAATTCCGCAGTCTTAGCCATGTCCTTGCTATCACCAACGGCAATAGTCCAGGGATCATGTATCATCATTAACGCATTGTCAGCCATGTGGATGTTGTCGCCAGCCATAGCTATAACGCTTGCCGCGCTTGCCGCTAATGCGTCTATTTTGACTGTAACCTCTCCCTCGTACTCGTTTAGAAGGTTATAGATAGCAAAACCATCAAAAACCGAACCACCCGCGCTATTTATGCGAACCGTTAGATCCCCTGTCATACCTTCTAACTGGCCCTTAATGTCATTTGCAGACACCGAATCGCCCCAAAACGACTCCCCAATATCTGAATAAATGTCAATTACGTTCATAATATCTCCGCTATTTTTAATTGTGCGCTGCGCTCTATCTTGTCGAACTGCCCAGACTCTACTTGCTCGGCTCTTGTTAGAACGTATTTAGTAGCGTCCTCAGTAGAAGCGCCATAGTTAACTAATCTGTCTTTGAATTTAGAATAAAAACTCACCATCCTATCTCCGAAATCATCCCCGCCCTTGTTGCGCTCTTGCCGCAATGCGTTAGATTCCTGATCGCCTAACACTTCGGCCAGGCTGTTTTGTAAATTCTGCTCTCGCTCGCTTACCGTTTGAACATTAACCGGCAATACAGGCTCGTCTAGCCCATAAATAGGCTGCCTGTTCTCTAACAGCCGCGCCTCGTTGCGTGTGAGCCACCCCTTGTCTATGCCTGAGCCGTAAGCCTCGTATCGCGTCTTAGTGTCGCCTCTCAGCAACCCTTCGACCGTATGCGATAGGAAATAACGCCCCTGCTCTTGTGGCGACAATAAATCACGCATCATGGTTGCTTCAATGCGAACCAGCCAAGGTCGAATTGTGTTTACAACAAAATCAATCGACTGCTGTTCAATGTTTGAGAACGTAGCCCTATCAAGCAAACCGATCATGTGAGGTGGTACGCGATACCATCGCGCAATGTCCTCGGCCTGAAACTTGCGCGACTCGATAAACTGCGCGTCTTGGTTAGTCATGCTAACTGTGTACGGTTTCATTCCGCCCTCAGCCAAGAAAGGCTTTCCGGCATTACCGAATCCTGCGCTGTTTGTCTCTAGCTGTTCTCTCAGCCTATCAAACGCCACATCAGACAATACGCCATCGCTAGACAACACAATTGAAGGGTTGACGCCGTTCTTAAATACACTCGCACCATGCCCTTCCACAGCCATAGCCGTTCCGATTGACTCCCTAGCCTGCTGAATAGGGCTTAAACCTGTCACACCGTTAGAACCTAAAGCCGCAATTCTCCAAATTTCATCAACCGAATAGACTTTATTATTGTTTGTCTCTTGGTAATCAAACA